CAGTGTGTGAAGCGATCTTATTGAATATCACTCTCTCTGAACTACTAGAAAAGTATTCAGGCTTTAGAAAAGGAATAACCTTTCGTAAATACTCTTCATTGTGGCAAAGATTAGTGAGAATGATTCTTTCAATATTTTGTTGCATTAAATATGTTCCTTGATGGCTTCTTTACACACTTCTTCGACACATGCTTCACACATATATAATTCTTCTACATCTGTGTGAAAGCATATTGCCACATCATTTTCATGAATAACTATCTGACAACGGTCACAGTTGCCTTTATTCTTCGATTGCTTCGTAAACATCTGCGATATCTTCCTCTGTGATTTCTTCTCTCATTATGCCATCTGAGCTAGAGATTGTATATCGTTTTGCAATCCAATCAATGAAAGTTTGATCTGACAGAATAGGCAACCAGAAGGCTTTGTTGAAAGTATCTGCTTTTCTTGCCTTAGGTTCTACTGCTTCGCCTGTAGACATATCAACTCGCTGATACCAACCGTTGCTCGGCTTGATAACATGACCTGATTCCATTGCCATGTCGAGTAGTCCTGACCATTTGCTGATACCACCTTCGAATGATACTTCAACAGGAATCTTAGACTTCTCACGAACGAAACGAGACTTCTCAACATTGATGATGAAGTTATATCCTGTTAGGTCTGTGCCTGTCTTCTCTTGTTGACGACCAATAATGTAGATGTTATCTGCTGAGTAGTAGATGCCTGTGCCGCCCGATACGACTGCCTTGCTGAACATTTCCATCGTCTGATAAGTGTGATTCACAACTACCATAGGAATGTCTTTGATTGTCAGATGAGGAGTAACCATTCGGAACAGTGACTTCATCTGTTTTGCTCGTGTCATGTCTGCTACTGACTTACCGTCAAGTGCGTCTTCAACTTCTTTCTTCGATGCCAAGTTGCCGACTGAATCAACAACTACAATCACATGGTCGCCACGTTCAATGCCGTTCATCTGAGACATTACATCGTGCTTCAACTGCTCAATGTCTGTGATAGGAGTGTGAATCACCCGGCTAGTATCAATGCCGAAAGTGTCAAAGTATGCTTGCGGAGTACCAAACTCTGAGTCATAGAACAATACAACACCGTCTGGGTACTTGTCTAGATAAGACTTAGCAAGTAGCAGAGAGAATGCTGTCTTGAAGTGCTTCGAAGGACCTGCAAACACCGTTAGACCAGGTGTCAAACCGCCATCAAGTTTACCACTGAGGGCAACATTGAGTGCGGGTACTGCTGTTTGGATCAAGTCCTTTGTAGTAAAGAATTTTGATTCGGTAAGAATAGCCGTATCTTTGATTGTGCTATTCTTTTGTAATTTATCCATTAAGCTCATTTGTTTCTCCGTACATCGTTAATAGCCAAAGCTGTTTCAAATATATTTAATTCATTATAACACAAAGATTTCATGTGTGTCAAGTCTTTTGGGAAACAGCTACCACCGAATCCCATTTTGCCGTCTGGTCCAGGAACATCCCAGTGTGTGCCTCCTGTCCAAGAATCTGCTGCTAACAATGTAGAAACAAATTCATAGTCTACGGCCTCTCTTTCGCATATCTCGTAAAACTCATTTGCTACTGCTACTCTCATCGCCAGTGCTGCGTTTCGCATCAGTTTGAACATGCTGGCTTCTTTTGGGCGGCAGACATTGACAGTTTTATTCACATTCTCGAATAGTTCTACTAGTTCATCATCAGTTTCATTCATGCCTATAATCAGTGGCAACTGAGGATCATCGACATCAACTTTCCAGCACCGTTCACGCAAAAACTCTGGCATCATGTATGCTTTAGGAAATAGTTCTACTTGCTCAGGGCCAATTGTGCTTCTAATAATAAGCTGACACTTGTCTTTATATTCTTCGTAAACTGACTGTAGTATGCTGATATCTAGTTCGTTTCCTGTAGAAGGAGTCGGCACACAGATGAAAGCATATTCTACTGTCTCAAAATCACATAACAAATATTTTGATGGATCGTGAAGTTGTATATTACAATTTGTCTTTTTTAAGAGATATTCTGTAGCTTTACCAACAAAGCCATAACCAATAATTGCTACGTTCATGAAAATAAGTCCTCAAGTGTATTTTGTTTCTCAGTCTCCCAACCAAGAGATTTGACAATAGTGTCCATTGGATCAAGAAATGATTTCTTAAACATCAAATCATAATCTACGTATCTGTGAATATTAAATTCTTTAGGAATGACTGTATTGAATGAGATACAATTCTCTTTCATCGTATTAGGCTCTTTCAGATACAAGAACTTAATCTTGTCTCCCTCTTGTATCCTTTCATACTTTTGATCTATCTTGTTTTTCTTTAGATAATAATTATATAGTAGACTTCCTCGCACATGCATCGGAGTGCCTTTTTTATAGATATCAGCAGAGTCAGTGTATTTGCCTAAATTGTTACATCCTCTAGGAAAAGCAATCTCTTCCGCTGGCATTTTTATAAATGCATTGCGAGTATCTGTAATAAACTTCTGTAGAGTCTTCTCATCAGTAGTCAAAGTCAGCCTTACAGCTTCTCTCAGAGACTCTCGCACTGGCGCAGGCGTAGACGAACGAACAATCTCTAGTCCCATTACCTTTAGTTTAGGTTCTTTGTAGCGAGTACCTTCGTTGTCGTACACGTTCATCGCATATCGTTTCTTAGCGATCCAGATAGCCTTGTCTGCAATTGCTTCTCGCTTAAAGAATATCTTTTTCTCAAACGCATGAGTATATTCTACAAGACCGTCCATTGCTTTTGATATACAAGGTTCAATCTGCTCTGTGCCAATCTTGTCAAGTATGTCAATTAGCTTGTCCATATCTTTGTCGGCAAAGAACTTATCAACGACTGCCTTAAGAGTGATATAGCAAGAGTCAGTGTCAGAATAGAAACTGTACATCTCATTCTCAGTACCTACAATCTTATTGACAAATTCATCAAGCGCCGTAGCAGTTTCCCGAATAATGAATTGACCAGATAGTGTAATACCTTCTGCTATTCTGTCATCATAGAATCTGAAATATTGATTAGCCATCGCACCATAAAGAGAGTTGAGCTGAATCTTTCTTGCCATCTGAAAGTTGTTGTACTTTGCGATTTCATTCTTGTACTTAGGATCTTTTGTGTCCTCAAGTAACTGTTCTGCTTCTTTCATCAACTTCTTGTAACGCTGTCTGTCATCGAAAAACTTTTGAACAATCTCAGGCATGTATCCTAGTTTACTTCGTGAGAAACATTGGCCATTCGCTGCAACTGCATACTTGCCATCAAAATTGTATTTGCGCTCCAACATACCATCAACTGTGACATCGTACACTTCACCTGGCACAAGAGTCTCAGGAGACATGTTGTACTGCATGATGATAGAAGGATACAGTGATGTAGCATCAAAACTTTCTACCCATTCGTACTGACCAGGGACAGGTTCTTGTACATACGCACCTGCAATACTTCGGCTGCTCTGTGTCTGTTGTTTCTGCCCAAACACAACTTTCTGTTCCCATAGATGATTGTATAACAAACAGTCCCACGTCTTTACAGGAGATGCAACATCAGAGTAGTTCATCTTACCATCGTATGCCATTGTAAGGCATAGTTCGATAAGTTTAAGTTTGTCTTCTAGTTGGTCTACAAGAACACTGTCGATGATGTTGTATTCAACAAACAAGTTCCAATCTTTCTCGTAGAAGTCTTTAAATGTGTCATGAGGATTGTCTAGCTTTTTGTGACCTAGTTCTACCTCTGTGATGTGATCCAACTTGTAATTTTCTCGTGTCACATAAGTAAATTTCTTATACAAATCTAGATAGTCTAATTGAGCAACACCCCAAAGTTCATACCGCAGAAACTCACGACCACCAATCTTTACTTCTTTTTTGTTGACAAGATTGAAAGGACTGAACGCTTTCTTCATGTCATCACCGAACAACTTCTCGGAGCGAGTGACAAGATAAGGAATATCGAATAGCTGAATATTCCAACCAGTCACAACATCAGGCGGATCCTGCGCCCACCAATC